GAAACCAGAAGTGATAATAGTTATGCAGGGATTTGCACCAATGAAAATATATGGTTTAGAATCGGTTGATATCCCTACTGTTTATTATGGGATAGATACTCATATGGTCAGGGATGTTATATTTGAGGAAGCAAAGAATTATAAGCACGTATTCTTTGCACAAAAGAAAGCAATACCAGATTTTAAAGAGTTTTGTGGTAAGGAATCCCACTGGTTGCCTTGTTGTGCCGAACCTTTAAATCATAAACCAATGAACTTTGAGCCGGAATATGATTTTGCCTTTGTGGGTGGAATTGATTTAAGTGAGGCTCACAAGCACAGACGTGATGCAATTAAGAAATTAAAGGAAAAGTATAAAGTATTTGTCGGTAATGCTTATGGGTACTTTATGACAATGCAATATAATAAAGCAAAGGTTGTTTTCAATTATGCGGTTAATGATGATGTAAATATGCGGGTATTTGAAGCAATGGCATGTAAAAGACCGCTTTTGACAAATAAATTAAGCGTTGAGAGCGGTTTAAACGAGTTATTTGTTGATGGTACGCACCTTATGACCTTTACCGATGAAGACCTCATGGAAAAGGCAGAAATACTTATAAAAGATAAGGGATTACGAGATAAAATAGCATTGGCGGGATACAATGAAGTTGTTAATAATCATACCTACGAGAAACGTATGGAGGAAATATGGCAGACGATAAAGACAAAGATTTAGAGGTTGTTATTGTAGCATTAAAACTGGCAAAGAAAGACCGTTTATTCGGTGAAATTACTTTGAGTTTTAGGGATGGACATATTCAATACGTCAGAAATAACAAGATCGAGAAAATCGAGGAACTGGAATTAAAGCATAAAACACTTGACAAGAAATAAAAAATAATATATACTTACGGCAAATGAGGGACTACCTGTTTGCAGGTGTTCCTCATTTTTTATTTACAGGAGAGTTATGGCAAGATCAAAAAAAATACAGGCAGAAAAGAAACCGAAAGAATCTGTACAACTCGGACAAAATATAATAATTCCAATTCGGGAATATTCACTTTTTGGGAATAATAAAGTTGCATATAATCCCGATTCAATAAGGTTAGAAACTTACAATGAAATGAGAAAGTTCCCGACAATAGCGGGTGCGTTAGATGTAATTAAACTTCCTATAATCTCTGTTGACTGGTACATTGAATCAAGTGATGAACGGAAAAAGAAGTTTGTTGATAAATTGCTTCGTGATATATGGGCGGGGTTCATTCGTGACCTATTGACAGCTTATGACTTCGGGTTCTCGGCATTTGAAAAAGTCTTTGATCTGAACGAGGATGCTCAAATAATAATTAAAAAATTATTTTCTTTAAGCCCTTTCTATACAAAAATTAAACGTACTGATGATGTAAGTTTTGACGGTATATATTTTGAGCCACAGGGTGCGGCAGGTGCAAAGGGAATTACTTTAAGTGCGGACAAGTCATTCATTTATACTTACAAAAAAGAGTTCGAGAATATGTATGGTTCACCTCGTATTCGTGGGGCTTATACAGCATGGTACATAGCAAGATATATACTAGAATTCACAAATATATTTTATGAAAGATATTCAAGCCCACAATTAGTGGGTTACGCCCCTACGGCAAAAATAGATTATCAAGGCAAGAAAACCGAGGCGACAAAATATTTGCTTGACGTTATGAAATCAATGCAAAATGCCTCCTCGGTTGTTCTACCTCATACTGGCGGAAAGAAAGATGAATTAAAATATCATATAGATATATTAGAATCGGCTCGTACTGGCGGTGATTTTATTAATTATCTCAAGTATCTTGACAATCAGATGTTTACTGGTTCAGGCATCCCGCCACTTGCATATTCAGCAGGTGAAAAAGGTTCTTATAGTTTATTTGAAACACAGCAGGCATTATTCGCTCAAGGTGTTGATGGTGACTTAACTGTAATTAAACAACATATAGACAAGTATATAATTAAACCGTTGATAAAATACAATTTTCCTAATTCCGAAAAAGATGACACAAGATGGGTATATCAATCACTGGCGAATAGGGATAAAGAGTTAACCCGGCAGATTATGATTGCTCTTGTTCAGCAAGGCAAGGTTGATGTAGCGGTTAAGTATTTGAGCGAGGCACTTGGTATGCCAATGATTGAAACAGGAAAGATTATTGAAGAAGCAAAGAAAGAAATTGAGCCGACTGAAGGGAAGGCAACGGGACAAGCGAATCAAGCGAAATTATCCCGCAATCCGAACGTAAAAAGATTTGATGACAAGATAAATTATGAACGTATTGATAAACAATATGACGATAACGAAACAATGATTATAGGGTCGTTAATGCCGATTTTGACAAAACAGAAAATTAAGTTACTGGATAGCATACAGAGGTCAATAAGCAATCCCGCACAAATAGCGGGTATGGAATTATCGTTTAAATCCGAGTATGAAACAAAAGTAGTGGATGCCGCAAAAAAGATATTCCATGACGGCGAGATTGATGTTAAATCTGAAAACAAAGTGAGAGTAACATTACCAAAAGAAGCGAATACTTGGGTTGTGTCGTCTTCGAAGAATGTCGCAGACAAACATATGAGCGATCTAAAGTTTACGGTTATAAATGCGGCTTTGCTTGCAATATCTAAAGAGATGAGCGAAAAAGAAATATTGTTTAAAGCTAGTGAGGCATTTGATAAATATACCGATGTTCAATTAGATGATTCTGCAAAGATGTTGAGCCAAAAATATTACAATGAGGGTAGGGAGTACGTGGCTATTGAAGCGGGTATTAAATATGCTCAATGGTCGGCGGTGTTAGACGGTAAAGAATGTGAGTTTTGTAACAGTCGTGATGGAATGGTTATTGATACTGCTTCACCTGATTTTTCAGAATATTCACCAGGAAACGTTCATGAAAATTGTCGTTGTATGTGGATATATCTAGATACAGAAAATTACCCAGAGGGTGCTACAGAATGGAGAACCCCTAGCAAAAGGGATATTAAACAGTATTATCAATAGGAGGATTTATGGCTGATAAAAAAACAAGAGATATAAGTATTATAACTTCACCAATATTATTTTCTATCCCAGAGGGAAAGAAGTTTGTTAAAGAAGTTATAACAGAAGGTGCATACGTTCATCCGCAAAACAAGAATCAACAGATGAACATGACGGTTGAGAGGTTTCAAGAATGGGTTAATAACTTTAAAAAGAAATTAGTTGATATAGTTTATGTACCGTTTAATCATTCTGATCATCCAAATGACAATACGGGGTTTATTGAGGATTTGTTTATCGGAAATTCAGAAACAAAGCCGGGAAAAAAAGCATTGTTTGCGAAGTTCAATATTGTTTTAGATGACGTTGCTTCTAAAATAGGAAAGACAATACTTGGTAATTCTATCGGGGTGGAGAGATTCTTTAGTCCCGAAACCGGGGAGGATATGGGTGAGGTAATGGGTCATATAGCCTTGACCAACGAGCCTTATATTCCGCACTTGGGTGAATTCCGAGCTGTTGCTTTTTCTAAAGATGCTAATGTCAATATTACTAACTACGTTATGGAGCGAGAAGCTAATAACAATCATTCGGAGGATTTACTTATGACAAACGAAGAGATATTAAAAATGCAGGAAAAGATGTTGGAACTGGAAAGGAAAGCGAAAGAATCAGATGACAAAGCGGAACTGGCAAGAAAAGAAAAAGAATTCGAAGCAGAGAAAGTAAAGAAAATGGAGGTAGCGGCTTTTGAGCGAGATGTGGATTCCGAGATGACTAAGCTGGTACTTTCAAAGAAATTACTTCCTGCTGAAAAAGATGCAGAGGTAAAGTTTGCAATATCTCTTGGCAGAGAAAAAGCTACGGAGTATATCAGTAAACTTGCCAAGAAAGCGGATGTGGTTGAGTTGGGTGGCAAGGCTTCCGGCAATGTGGATAACCAAACCGGAACTGGTGAGAAGCCGAAACTGTCAGAACTTACGGCTATATTCACGGGGTTCATTTGCAAGAAACATTCCAAAGACCGGGCTTTTGAAATGTGCAAGGACTGGGAAAAAAGGTATAACCTTGCGAAATCCCATGTGGATGACAGGGATACTTCGGTTAAGTTTACTCGTAACAAAACTTGGTAAGTAAAATTCAAAACAAAGGAGAACGACTATGAGTACATGGGGAGAATTACCTTTAATAAGTATAGCGGAAAAAGCAGCATTTAACCCGCAGTTTTATATTGCGGAAGTAATTCAGCAAGTGCAGGAAAGATCAAAGATATATCCTGTTGCTGGTATGCTTGAAAAGTTTGGCATGAAAGACCATTGTGGACAGACATTTCAGGGCAACATCACCGTTAATCTGGGTTCTACTGGCGGAACGTACTGGGATTTA